CACGCTGAAATTGAAAAGCTCTGCGAAAATGAGGACTTCAGCAACTTCATGAAGCTCTTCGAAGGAAAGCGCCAGGGAGAGAATATTCAGCTCGACATGCAGATCGCCTGCATCCTGAATAAGGGCTATGAAGACCGAAAAGCATATGAAGATCCGAGCTATTCTCCGGTCTATCTCCAGATGGAAGACATGCGGTTCATGAAAATCGTTGATGTCCAGAAGATGGAGCAGGAGCTGATCAAAGCGATTCTTTCCGGCAGCGAGACCACTGTTGAAGGTGAGCCTCCGAAGCCTGAAAAGACAGCAGGAAAAAAAACAGAGGAAGACGACAAGTCCGAATCAGATTAAATCTCGCTTGGATGATTTACTACGGGCGGAGACTTAACATGTCACGGCAGGAGATCATGGTCACTCGTTATGGCGAAATGAAAGACATGATCACCTGCCTTCAAATTGAAAAAGGCGAGCTGGTGCCGGTTCAGAAAAAGGTCAAGAAGAAATGGACCTATGACGAGGCAATGGCTCTGGAATAATATCGGTTATGAATTATAAAGGATCAATTCATATGAATGGGATCCAGAGCGAGCAGTAAGTAAGAAAAAGGACTAAGGTCCTTTTTTTAAAGGAGGTGATCTCATGGCCACGAATATCGGGCCTCGAACGCATCGGCATAGACGGTGAAGCCGAATATAGAAAGCAACTCAATAACATCATCGAGCAGCAGAAGACGCTCCGCTCGGAGATGAAACTTGCGGCTGCTGAATTCAACAACGATGCAGATGCGAAGAAGAAAAATGCAAAAGAGACAGAGCTGCTGAATAAGCAGATCGATCTCCAGAAACAGAGACTCCAGGAACTGGAAAAGGGCCTTGATGCATCAAAAAAGAAATACGGCGAGAACAGTAACGAGACGCTGAAGTGGCAGCAAGCTGTCAATAATGCTCAGGCTGAGCTTGCTGATCTGCAGGCAGAACTGCAGAAAACTTCCGGACCATCTGGCCTTGGAGCGCTTGGCCAGGCTCTTCAGGAGACCGGCGGTAAGCTCGAGGAAATCGGAGGCAAAGTCACACAGGTCGGTGAAGGACTTACGAAGAGCGTCACTGCTCCGATCGTTGGAGTCGGTGCGGCAGCTCTCAAAGCGTTTTCTGAAGTCGATAAGGGAGCGGACGCGATCGTCCGGAAAACAGGAGCAACCGGTGAACAGCTGGAAGCGATGCAGACTTCGATGGAGAATCTCGCAACTTCGATGCCGACGACTTTCGAAGAGGCGGGCAATGCGATCGGCGAGGTTAACACACGCTTCGGAGTCACCGGCGATCAGCTGGAGACACTGAGCGGTCAGTTCCTAAAATTCGCGCAGCTGAACGGCACCGACGTCTCCGGATCCATCGATAAGGTGCAGACAGTCATGTCAGCATTCAATCTTGATGTCGAAGATGCCGGAGCTGTGCTGGACACACTGAACAAGGTTTCTCAGGACACAGGCATCAACGTTGACACGCTGGCATCCGGCCTCGTTACAAACGGTGCAGCGCTTCGAGGATTGAATCTTGATGCAGCGCAGTCTGCGACTTTACTTGGTCAATTAGAGAAGAGTGGTATCGACACGTCTGCGGTTATGACCGGACTCGCAAAAGTCCAAGCAAACGCCTTCAAAGAAGGCATCGACATGTCAACTGCACTGGAGACGGCAGTCAGCTCGTCCGGTGATGCAATCGATATTTTCGGAGCGAAAGCAGGTCCAAGATTATACGAAGCATTCCAGTCAGGAATCCTGACTATGGATATGTTTACCGGATCTGCTGTCTCACTTGAAGACAATCTCGGCAATGTAAGCGATACGTTTGATGCGACTCTCAGTCCTATGGATCAGTGGAAGCTTACATTGAACGAGATTATGCTTGCCGGTGCTGAGCTGGGCAACGCGGTCGGACCGGTCCTTGTACCGATGATCCAGGGCTTGGCTGAAGCGGCGAAGAGTGCCGGCGAATGGTTTGGCAGCCTTGATGATGGAACTAAGAAAACAATCGTGACAATCGGTGGCATCGTTGCGGCAATTGGCCCAGCTATTACTATCGTCGGTAAGCTGATCAGCGGCGTCGGGTCTCTGATCGGCGTCGGCGGCAAGCTGATCGGCGTCGGCGGCAAGCTGATCGGCGGGATCGGATCCCTCGGCCTGTCATTCAATCCTGTCATGCTGGCCATCGCCGGAGCGATCGCTGCAGGTGTCCTGCTCTATCAGAACTGGGACAAGATCAAAGACACAGCGGAAATTATTGCAAAAGGTATCGCTGATGCTTGGAATTCAGTCAAGACAAAGACCAGTGAGATTTGGGACGGAATCAAGTCGAAGATAGAAGGTGCGATCAACGGTGCGAAAGAAACGGTAAAAACGGCGATTGATAAAATCAAAGGATTCTTCAATTTCTCATGGTCTTTGCCGGAACTGAAAATGCCACACATCAAAATCACCGGAAAATTCAGTATCAATCCTCCTTCAGCGCCTAAATTCAGCATCGAGTGGTATCGAAAAGCCTACGATGGTGCGATCGGATTCAACAGTCCGACCGTCATTCCTACCGCTTCAGGACTGAAGGGATTCGGTGATGGGCCAGGTATGGAAATCGTAATCGGTCAGAATACTCTTATGCGGACGATCAGCTCGGCTGTGCAGTCTGCTATGGGATATTTCCCTCAGAACGGCGGAGCCGGAACATCCAACACGTTTGGCGATACCATCATCAATGTCTACGGCGCTCCGGGACAGGATATCGAGGAACTGGCAGACATTATCGAAGAAAGAATCAATGCACATGTAGCAAGAGAGGAGGCTGTCTATGCTTAAAGTTGTTGATCATTACTTTGTGTTCAACGGAAAATCCTCTCTTGATTTTTCGGCGGTGATTGATGGCAATCAGACATTCAAGGGGGCGGAGAGAGACATCGAAAGATTTACTGTCCCCGGAATGAATGGCGATCTGACCATCGACAACAAACGATTCAATGCATACATTCAGCCGTATTCCGGTTTCATCGTGAAGAACTTTGAGAGAAACTCTGAAGCTCTTCGGAACTGGCTTACTCAAGATGGAGCGATTCATCGTCTTGAGGACTCGATTCATCCTGATGAATATCGGATGGCATCTTACGCAGGCCCGTTCGATCCTTCCGTAATCTTTTTGGAAGCCGGATCGTTCGTGATTGACTTTTATTGTCAACCGCAGCGGTGGCTTAAGTCCGGCGAAAGACCTGTGACGGTCACGGCTGGATCAACAGTAAAATTGTGGAATCCGACGCTGTTCACAGCGAAGCCTCTGATCAGAGTTACTCAGGGAACCGGTCAGATAAATGTCGGCAGTGAAGTCATCCGGCTGACGGCGAACAATGGCAACACGATTATCGACTGCCAGTTGGAAGATGCGTGGGAAGGAAACACGAACAGAAATGGTGATGTTGTGCGAGTAACCGGAGGAATGCCGTTCCTTGCTCCCGGCGAGAACTCGATCAGCGTGGGCAGTGGAATGGTTATGGAGATCACTCCCAGGTGGTGGAAGATATGATCCCGATTTTGATGGACAGCACAAAAACACTGACAGCTCTCGCGGCTGATCAGACAAACGGGCTCGGAGCTCTTTCTGAGTGCACATCCTGCATCGCAAAAGAAGAACGGAATGGAGCCTTCACGCTTGAATTGAAGCTTCCGCAGAATGCAAAGCACTTCTCAGAGGTTGCTGTCGGAGGTGTAATCAAAGCAAAGGCGAGAGAAGCTGGAGATCCTCAGCTCTTCCGGATCAGCAAGATCACAAAGCCGATGCAGGGAGTGGTCACTGTTTACGCGAATCACATCTCTTACGATCTGAATAAGACAAGTGTGCTGCCGTTCTCCAGCACTGGAATTGTCACAACCTTGTCGACCATGAAAACAAAGATGCAGGGAGGAGATGCCTTCACTCTGTCGACGGACATCGTCAACACGTCAAGTTCTTTCTCGAACAAGGTTCCGCAGAGCGCACGAGCACTCTTCGGAGGTCAGCAGGGATCACTTCTTGATGTTTTCGGAGGCGAATATCTGTTCGACAATCTGCAGGTCAGCCTTCTGGCAAATCGTGGGAATGATAACGGAGTCACGCTCCGCTATGGAAAGAACATCACGGATCTGTCTCAGGAAGAGAATATCGAGAACACGTATACAGCGATTCAACCGTATGTGGTCGATTCGAACGAGAATGCTGTTCTTGGTACACTCCTGACAGTCGTTCAGAGTGCAGAGCCTAAGATCATGAATCTTGATCTTTCAAATAAATTCAGTGGAAACGACACTCCGACAGTCGCGCAGATTGATGCAGCCGCTCAGCAGTATGCAACCGCAAATAATGTCGGAGTTCCTAAAGTTTCGATCAAAGTGTCTTTTGTTGCTCTGTGGCAGACGGAAGAATACAAAGACATCGCTCCACTAGAGCGCGTGAGCCTTTGCGACACTGTGACAGTGGTATTCGAGAAGCTGGGAGTGAACGCAAAGGCAAAGGTCATCTCGACAACATATGATACTCTTCGCGAGCGATACACCGAGATCGAGATCGGCGATGCGCGGAGCACTCTCGCCTCTACGATCAGCGGAATCAGCCAGGACAGCAAGAACGCAGTGGCCAATGCATCCGGATTTCTGGACAACACGATCCAGCAGTTCACATCTTTGATCGCAAACGGCCTCGGACTGTTCGTCACAAGAGAAGCTGTCGGCGAGACTGGAGGCTACAAGTATTATCTGCACAATCGTCCGACACTTGCGGACAGTCAGTATCAGTGGACAATAAACGCAGGTGGTTTTGCTGTGTCACAAGACTATGGTGCAACGTGGTCTGCCGGTATTGATGCTGATGGAAATGCAGTATTCAATTCAATTGCGGCAAATAGTGTTGATGCAATGTCAATTACCGGTTCTGAGATCACAGGTGGTTTGATTACCGGTGCAGAAATTGATTCTGGTGATATGTACTGGTTCAAAGGTACTGCAAACGAAGTCAGTATTAGAAAGTCAAACTTTAACGGACGCGATGGAATCCGGATATGCTCCAATCAATTTAGAGTTGGTGATAAAAACAACAATAGTTATATTAGTGTAAGTAATAGTGACTTGCGGTTATACGCAGGTTCATTTGTTTCGGTGGACGATAGTGGTATATTCTTGCAAGGTAAGTATGGGGGTGGTGCGATAACGGTAAATGACAACAATGTTGTTCTCAGGATGAATGGTGAACAACATGGCTTAAAATGGGTAACTATTGGTGGCTATAAGGTGCCGGTGGCGGTGTGATATGTAGAGGAGTTATAGTTCTGCATCAATGAGTCAACACGATATTCAATGGAGAAACATTACTGTTGGTGGGCAAACGATAACTGTTCTTGCACATAGATAAAGAAGGCAATCTATATGGATGAACTAGACAAACGCATATTTGTTCTTAAACAGGAAATAAGACAGGCGGCAAATAAGTCACAATTGCCGCCTGTCATCATCGAAAACATTCTGGATGCAATCAAATCAGAAGCGATGCAACAAAATATGTATCTGATCATGTCGAAACAGATGACAGAAGCAAAGGATGAACCATGTACAGATTGAACATGATTCCGAAGAAGGAAACACTTGAGATATTTTGCTCCAAGGGAGACACAAGCCTCCGGAGGTTCATCTTCGAACTCTACAACGGAGATGATCCAGTGGGCCTTGCTGGATCGGAGGATATTGAATTCCAACAGAGCAATGGAGCAGTGCATTCCTGCTTGATCGAAGATGGGAAAGTGGTTCTCGATGCATATGAAGACATGACATCGGATCCAGGAACATTCAGATCCAGGCTGAAGATCACAGAAACAGACGGCGGAGTGATACACTCTGCCGTCTTCACGTTGAAAATAGAGGAGGCGGCTTGAAATGATCACACAGACGCATGACCTGAATCTGATTCCAGGATCC